CGACTCAATCACATTGGGCTCAATAATAGCAGGGTTGATAGATCTAAAACGATAGATGCCATCATCATAAGGTCTACCTGCAATGATAACTGGATTCTCAGCCAACTGAGTGATAGCGAATTTCTCCGTCAGAGGCAACATAGTGGCCATTGCTTCAGTCGTTGGAACTCCATTTACCAAGGTAGTATTATTAGACGTGGGTACGTGAGATATCCATACATGACCTTGTGAGTTGCTGAGTGAAGAGTCCGCTGTAATTCTAACTCCCCATGCCACTAATCGGTAACCAATCGCCATACTCACTAAGGCTGGATTCTGAGGTGCAGTCTGCTTGGTCACAATAGACCAGTCAACTAGACCAGTTGCGTCAACACCATTTGGTACGATACAATACGGATCTAGAGCTGGGTAATAAAATTTGACACCATAACCATTAGCATTAACACCCAACTGGCTCGCTATTCTCACAACACCAGTCCCTGTCGGAAACCCAAATTCATCCGGGGCTCTGATACCATCCGTTCCTGCTAAGAATGGATTTACACGAGCGACTACATATGGATGAATACCCCTTTGTCTTCCGCGACGGGCATTTCGTCGTCTTCTAGGCTGAGCCACCACTACGGCTCTTAGGGGCTGCCTACGCCCACCTCTTCCTCTTCGATTATTTCTTCTGAAGCGTATTTTGAAGACTCTCAGTTTAGCTCCATAACTGAGAATCTTTTGGAATGAGCACGTTATCCTATATTTTGAAAGACCCAAACAATCGTGCATAAAGATAAAAATCTTTGGTCTTCTCAACCTGGCCAATCTACAATCAATTCCATTCCTCACATTATGTAGAAGTCCCTCCAGGTTTCTCAGGCATTGGTTGTCATTAACATACCTGAGCATATTGGTTCTGAGCACATACTGGTTAAATAAATAATGCAACAGCAGTGCCAAGAGTGGATGAATGCCGCGCGCCATATGTAACAAAGCGTGGCCTAGCACAGCATAGGTTGATCCGCAAGCCATTTCAAAGCAAGCGATCCACAACCAACCAAATGGAACGAAGTGACAAAATATCTCCTCTACCACGATGAACCAATCATGGTTTACTTCACCTTCGTCCAACCACTTTTCATGTGACCGGTGAGTGGTAACCGGTATTCCCTCGAATCCACAATCGACTCGGGCACATCTTAGAAACAATTCGTCCTCGAGTACGCATGGGAAGGAGTCTAGAGTAATGGAATTCGCCCAATTTTTCAACTTTTCATACTCTCTTTCAGTCAAAGAGTATCGGCGCATAAATTCCACTTCCTCACTAGGATGAATATCATCAATTTGGCTATCCGTAATCTGCCACTCCTCACGTTTCACTTCAACTAATTCGACTTTCTTTTTAATGCAGTCTCTAACTAGTGAACGCAAGAAGAGCCCAAAGATAGGTACATGTCCGGCTATCGGCAACATGGACATTGCATTCCCAAACAGAAGACCATGAAAAGTCCTCTTTGAATGCCTTCCAAAATTGATTCCAAACTTACACAACTGTCTGAACGGCTTCAAACCCCATTTAACTCCTCTATCAGTCATGTAAAATTTCCCAGAACAAAACTCCATATCCCTCCAATTGGTACGTTCAACTATTTCCATCTTCATCCCCAAAGCCTTATACTTTTCCAACACAGACGCTTTGACTTGACGGACGAAGATAAAGTTGTCATCTCCATTATATGTACCTTGCAAAAGGAGGTCTCCCCATACGTAATTGGTTATAAGAATGTTCAAGAGTGTATTGAAGGTGGATGTCCACATATCCCCTGACCTTCTACCCCACTCAGCCCAATACTTGACTCCCTTACTGGAACCTGTAGTACGCATCCATTGGTTCAACAGATTGGTCATCCAAGTAGGTCTGTATGGTACAACACTCTCTAAAAGAAATTTCTCAATCAAAAGCATAAACTTAGTGACTGATCCATCCCAATTTGAAGCATCACATTCTAAACCAATACCTAGGCCATAGCCTTCGAGAACTCTCGTTCCTAATTCGAGAGCATTCATGTTGACTGAGTATACGTCGTGTCCTTCGGCGAAAGCTTCAGCGAACCACTTGTACAACGCAAAGAAGAAGGCGGCTATCAAAATCAACAATGCGCTCTTTCTACTTTGAATCATACGTGGCTTAAACTTACTCCAGACCTTACCAACATACGCTTCCGCTTTTACGAAGATATCTGCTTCCCAATTCTTGGGATCTTCAGCAGACCCATCATCTTCTGCGACTACGACTTCTCTCCTTCGGAGTGGCATCTTATGCAGCCAATAGGAAGTAGGATACCAAGTCCACTTTCCCCATTTGACCTTTTTCAAAAACTTCTTTGACCACTCAACGAATCGGAGACTCTCACCCATGTCAACAACTCGATCGAACAAGAAACGAATACGGATAGCACTAGCCATGTCGTGACCACAACCATTAGGAATTACAACTGGGGCTCCTTCGATGACGCATCCATATACCTCAATGGACTTCTCGGGGGGGCAAGGATTATCCAGTTTCTTAGAAACTGTTATTCCACATCCCTTACTCATCATCGGTGGTAACTCGACATGTTTGCTGCAAGTTTTCCAAATTGCTAGCGAATTCAAAAGCTTGAGTCTGGGCATCTGTTCAAAGAACAAGTAGCCACAGAACCTGGCAAATCGGTACAATATAATTGAATAAGCTAACAAAATAGTCCATCTCACAACGCTAGAAGGATTTCCAATAACCATTCGGATAAATAGTGGTGCCAACAAAACCAAAAACACCAACAACAACCTCAACAGCCACATCCTTTCAAACCAAAAATAATAAAACTGAATGTGTGACCCGCTCATATCTGTATTGAGCTGTTGTTTTACCCACTTTATCCTCTCAGCTTTGTCCTTACGGGCTGCCATGTTTAGGTTGACACTTGCGGCGTAATCTATCGCCTGCTGACTTCTAACCCAATCACGACAATCCGCTTCGGCATTCTCCCAAACTGGAACCTCTCGACTGATCATTGCTAACATCTGATTAACCATCCAGTCGTCAT